AATGGTATCGTTGACTTTATGAAAGTTCTTCGTATTATGCCTTCTATTGATATTATTGAATTTGGAGTTGATGATATTGTTCGCTCTGGATTGGTGAAAGAATACATCCTTGCAAAAATGGAAATCGGAGTATGAGTTTTAATCATTGTAATTTTTTAGGTGAACTTGAACTAGAAAAGAAAGAACAGAATGGCATCCGTCTCTATAATCTACCAAATGGAGACTGGGTGCCATCTATTACGTCTGTAACTTCTTTCTACAATCGTCAGATTTTTGTGAAGTGGCGAGAGCGTGTTGGTCTTGAAGAAGCAAATCGTATTACTAAAAGAGCAACAGCAAGAGGAACTGACTTTCACCAAGTTTGCCAAGATTACCTTGAGAACAAGGAACTGAACTGGAACGATTATCAACCCCTCACAAAGATAATGTTCATTCACGCAAAACCTTATCTTGATAAGATAAATAATATTCATGCAATTGAAAGAACTTTATATTCTGAATATTTTGGACTCGCAGGTAGAGTTGATTGTATTGCAGAATACGAAGGAGAACTTGCTGTAATCGACTTTAAAACATCAGATAAAATCAAACCAGAAGAGTGGATTGAAAACTACTTTGTTCAAGAGACTGCATATGCAGCGATGTATTATGAATTGACTGGTAAATCAATTAAAAAATTAATTACTTTAATGGTAACTCCTAGTGGAGAAGTGAAAGTATTTGACAAAAGGAACAAAGGGGATTATATTAAGTTATTAGTTCGCTACATCAAAGAATTTGTACATCACAATACTAGGTCAGATGGAGAATGAATTAGAAAAGATACTCGAAAGTAAGTTTTTCTGTCCCTCCAAATTTGCTCAAGAGATAGAAACTCTTGTCAAAGATAATTCGGATATGAATTATATCGACGCGATTATTCATTTTTGTGAAGAAAATAATATCGATATTGAATCAGTCCCCAAATTAATTTCAAAGCCTCTCAAAGAGAAAATAAAGTATGAGGCAATGGAATTAAACTTCTTGAAGAAAACATCACGCGCTAAAATTGTTTTTTGATGAATGGCTCCCTTTGATTGTTATAAAACATATTTGGCATTAAAGAATCATTTTTCTAAAGAATCATACGACTACCATAAGTATTGTAAAAAATCCAGAGCATCCATTCAATCTTTTTATAGGAGAAAGGATCGTTTTTGGTTCGAAAAAATTTCGAGACAAAAAACAGACGAAGAAGTTGAAAACTTTTTTGTAGCAAACTTTATCTCATGTACCGATCCTCAGTTTCTATGGATAGGTGAGATTGTAAAGAACGGAGAACAAAACTATAATGATTGGCAGAGAAGAGTTCAATCATTATCGTATAATTTTAAACAAGAAACTGAAGTTCTCTTCAGTGAAAATAAATTTGAAGAAGTTTTTAAATGCTCTAAAGGGCATCCACCAGTTTTAAAAAGTTTCCTGAGCGGGAAAATTAGTCTTGAAACACTGGTAATTTGTGATAAAATATTCCTGTTCGGGAAAAAGTTTGACGAAAAACTAAATGACCCAGTGTGGGAAACCGTCAGTAAAAAAATAAAGAAGTATTCTCCTTTCCTACATATAGATGTATTCCGTTATCGTAAAATATTGAAAGAAATTGTTCTGGAGGGTTCATGAAGTTTTTTGATTCAGAGGTCGTCCGTGCTGAGATGGCTGAAATAAGTGAATTGCAAGAAGACGTTTACTCAAACGTTTTCAAATTTCCTTCAATGTCTAAAGAAGAAAAACTGGAACATGTAGAACTTCTTGAACGTTTATTGGATAAACAAAAAGTTCTTTATACAAGACTGAGTTTATCTGATGATCCAGAAGCAGTTGAAATGAAAGAACGCATTACTCAATCCGCAGTGATGATGGGTCTTCCTTCTGGAACTGACATGAACATCATTTTGAACAATATGTCCAAAATGCTTGAGGTCATGAAAAAACAGATTGACAAAACAGGTTCCGACCTGTAGAATAACGAAGTACACAAAAGCCAAATCCTATTAATCCGAGGTAATCTAATGTCTTTTGCAGACCTTAAAAAACAATCCAAGCTGGGTTCTCTCACTTCTAAACTGGTAAAAGAAGTTGAGAAGATGAATACTACAAGTGGCGGAGAAGATGACCGCCTATGGAAACCAGAACTGGATAAAACTGGTAACGGTTTTGCTGTTATCCGTTTCCTCCCTGCCCCTGAAGGTGAAGAACTTCCCTGGGCAAAGATGTACTCCCATGCCTTTCAAGGTCCTGGTGGTTGGTACATTGAAAACTCTTTGACTACTGTGGGTCAGAAAGATCCCGTGTCCGAATATAATCGTGAACTCTGGAATACTGGCACGGAAACAAACAAAGAAACTGTGCGTAAGCAAAAACGCAAACTGTCTTATTACAGTAACATCTATGTTGTGAAGGATCCTGTAAATCCTCAAAACGAAGGTAAGGTCTTCCTGTTCAAGTATGGTAAGAAAATCTTTGACAAGGTGATGGCATCGATGCAACCTGAGTTCGAAGATGAAACTCCAATCAATCCCTTTGACTTCTGGCAAGGCGCTAACTTCAAACTGAAGATTCGTAAGGTTGATGGTTACTGGAACTATGACAAGTCTGAGTTTGAATCTGTTTCTCCTCTTCTGGATGATGATGATGCACTTGAAGGTCTCTGGAAAAAGCAGTATTCACTTACCGCTCTGACTTCAGCAGATCAATTCAAGTCCTATGATGATCTTGAGAAGCGTCTGAAGTATGTTCTTGGTCAAAAGACTGCTCCATCCCAATCCCGTGCTGTGGTTGAGCAAGAAGATGAGTATGAATCTTATACTGAAACTCCTTCAGTAGAGAGCAAAGTCGTGGAAGAACTTGAGCAATCTTATGCTCGTTCCAAATCGAAGACTCCTTCACTTCCCAAAATCACTCAAGAATCTGAGGATGAAGACGAAGATGATGCTCTTGCTTACTTTCAAAAACTAGTTGATGATTGATTAGGTGTAAATCCTAATATTCTCTCCTTTTGCCAAGGTTCTGCTCACATACTGAGTAGAACCTTCTTGGTATGGAAGAATATCATTCAGATCATCAACAGCGATGTTTAGATATGCTGGTTTTAGAAGAAAGATATTTCTCTTGTTATCTTCGATTTTTTCTTCATACTCATAGTTGGAAACTGGAACAGAAATATTTCCACTGTCAACTGTGGTTCCTTTTAGGGGGTCGTAATAAATTATTGAATATCCACTATCAACTTGTAAACCCGCAGGCACAATCACAACATCATTTGTATTTTTAACTTCAATTGTTTCGTAGTGATGAACTTCACTTAGTTTTTCATAACTACCATACTTTTCAATTAGATAACTGTCATAAGATTCTTGAGACATTGGCCATTCAGTTTGAACATTTAAAATATTATTGGAAAGAAGAACAAGCCAATCATATTCGGATGACCCGTAATAATTATAGGCAACATTATCGGGTCTTTCGTCACCATAAATTTTATACTTTTCAAAAAAGGCTAAATTTTTAAAAATATCATCTCGCAGTTTTCCACGTCTGAATAAATTTTTTACGCGAATATATTCTGATATTTTTGCATCAGGTAATCTGCTAATATAATCGAAGTCTGGTACTTTTTGAAAATAGTTTGACATATTAGAATCCTATATTTTTGTCATCGTTGCCGCCATATTCATCATCAAACAGAGGTTCTAGTTCTTGGAAAGACATTGTTAATTGATAACAAGTCATTGAACCATCTTCATATGTCATATAAGTTTGGTCTGGAGTGTAATCAACGTTAAACGTTGTTAATGCACACTCTTTAAATCTATTTAAGTAAGGATGAAGTTTACCTTCATGCAAGTATGCAATTGCAAATGTATTTGGTGATTTGAGTAGAAGTGATGATTCACTTCTTTTTACTGACATTGACTGTTTAAACCAACGAATTATTTTTCTAACTGCTCTTGCTTCTTCTTGACTTCTAGGAGTTAGTCTAAATGTAAATCCAAATTGTCTTAGTCCAGGTCCAGTGAATAGAAGTTCTGTGTTTGGATTCAATAGAGTTCCAAACATTCTCTGCTGTAAATTTGTACTATTAGTAGCTGCTTCTGTCATCTTGGAAGTAATTGTTGCTTCAGCAGCTGAAGTGTCTCCTCCAGGTAATGCTCCTTCCACTTGATCTGTTGCTGCTTCTCCTGCCGCACTAGGACCTCCTCCTATAAAACTACCGACAATATCGGCTCCTGCTTTTGTTAATACATCGAGGGAATCTTCTTGCCAATTTGCTACATTGCTATCTGAAATTCCACCTGGAATTGGTAACGTAATTGTTCCAAGAATTTTTCTATCTGATAATGTTGGGACATCTCCAGTTTTATCTTTAGACGCGGTGAATGATACAATTCTATTTGCTTCACTTGCTCCACCTTGTTGTGTTGATTTTAAACCAGGTGGTTTATATTCCATAATTGAAAATTTTATAACATCTTGTTTTTCCAACTTCAATGTCAGTGGATATCTAATATCACCATATTCAGTTCTCGTACCTGATCTAACAGTTCCACTTTCTTTTTTAATTTTCTCAGCATCTTCTGAAGGTCCCGCAGTGGAACTATTTCCAATACCAGTATAATCTGGAGCTTGTGTTGATGTTCCTGTTGCTCCTGGTATTTTTGGATCTACTTTTTGTGCTTCTTTTGTTCCACCCAGTTGAGTTACTCTATTTCCATTCAATACTGTAGCAATTTGTGACGCACTATCTCCTTGCTTTTTTGTATATAAAGCTTTGTTGATATTTTCTGCACTAATTCCTTCTCTGGTTGCTAGGTTTTGAACGCTGTTGGATGTGGTGGGGGACCAAACCCAATTTCCCTTACTATCTTTTTTTCCAGTGAAAGTTGAATAATCAAAGTTGGAACTTAGATTTGTATCTCCTTCGTAAATAAATTTCGAAGTTCCATCTTTAAATGTTGTTTGATATCCTTTTACTAGTTTATTTTTATTAGGTCCCACGTTGATTGGGATACCTACGTAAGTTGTTTTGACAACATCATTTCTATACTTGGGGGTATATGGTTCAGCCACTAGAATACCTCCAATGAAATAAAATCATTGCTATATGATATTTTAACTCCCTTAAACATCGAACACAAAGATTTATTGATTATTTATGGTTATGTTTGGAGATATTTTGCGTATGGTATTGATCTTAAAGTATCTATTTCACTACGTTGTATAACATGAAGTCTGCCTGGTATTTCTTCCCATGTGTAGTTCCTGGAATCATTCCAGTGAAAATTTATTCCTTTGAATCCCCATCGTTCGACAGAAGTGCAGGCTACTAATGGGTGTTGGTCATAAGTTATATTTGGCGTCTTTGGATTGTATATGAATGTGTAATATCCACCAACTTCTGGAACTAATTCCGTTTCCTTAAGGTGGTCCATAATTTCCAACATTAAAAGTTCTGGGTCTTCAATATCAATAATTTTTTCCTTTAGTTCTTGAATTCTATCAAATTTTTCTGTATACTGACCAAGATTTTCTTCTTTGATTTTCATTTTACTTGTTAGAAATGTTTAGATCATCTTCGGTAATAATCATAAACTTAATCATATTATCTTTACAAAACTCTTCAGCTGCTTTCCATTTTGCCTTATTAGTTTCGTATGTTAGTGTTTCATGAATGTATGATTTTGTTGTTCTAGATTTTTTCTGTGGAGATGTTGTTTGTTTCTTTGGTTTAATCTCAACAATATATTTGTTGATAGTTCCATTTTTTTCTTTGACTTTGATTATAAAGTCTGGATAGTAGAATCTTAGTTTTTGTTTTACTGGATCATAATAACGAATTCTAATTTCCTCAGAACCCCAAGAAATTATGTTTTCATTTAAATCGCACCAATAACAAAATTTTCTCTCCCAAGAAGAACGACATATAATATTTTCTGCATTGCCAATGTATTTTTCTGGATAAGATGGTTTGTATTTGCTCTTGATACTTTCTGCCATTATCCCTAATACATAATATATAACAGTCAAAAATATTTATAAATGGCATCGCCAGCACCATCTAAAAGAACCATAGATGATTTAAAGGCAAATTTAGTTCTTACTCCAGCTCTTACTTCTAATTTTGAAGTCTATATTAAATTTCCTGACGGTGATTTTTCTAACTTTGCAAAGCAGCAAGGAATAGCATATAACGCTGCAATTGACGGTTCAAGAATGACGCTTATATGTTCAGAAGCTTCATTGCCAGGATCGCAGTTTAGTACTCATGAAGTTAATAATGACTTTCATGGAACGACTGAAAGGTTTGCATACAGAAGATTGTATGATGATCGTATTGATTTGACTTTCTATGTTGATGCTGAAAACTATCTATCAATTAGAATGTTTGAAACGTGGATGAAGTATATTGCTCAGGAAAGTATTAGTGACAAAGGTAAGAGAGCAGTTGGGTCAAAGGACTCAAATTACTACTATAGATTTAGATATCCAGATGGTAACAATGGATATAGAACTGGAAGTGCTTTATCTGTTACGAAGTTTGAAAGAAATATGTCAAGAAAATTGAGATATGATTTTATTAAACCATATCCAATTTCAATTACTTCAATGCCTATTTCTTATGATGTATCTTCCTTGTTAAAATGTACAGTATCAATGACTTACATTAGATACGTTATGGATCCAGATTCGGGTGGTGATACTACAGATTCTAAAGGATTAGACCCAGAAGGATCTCCAATCAGCACTGATTATGATGTTTGGAAACCATTGACTCCAGAGCAACAGGCAGCAATGAATAAAGCTTTTACTAGTAAGAATTTAGATTTGGGTGTAAACTATGGTCAGTTTACCACGACTGGAGGAGTCAATCCGTTTACAGCAAAAGCATCTGGAAACACCATTGATACTAAGACTGCATATACTTCAGATTTAAAACTTTTCTAGAGCCTCTAAATAATCACACCTGAAATTTTCTATAGGACATTATGCCTTTACCAAAAATTGTAACCCCATCATATACACTCGAATTGCCATCAACTGGAGAAGAAATTGAATATAGACCTTTTCTTGTAAAAGAAGAAAAAGTCCTAGTTATGGCATTGGAAAGTGAGGATACTAAACAAATTACAAATGCTATTAAAACTGTTATTAAAAACTGTGTCCTTACTAAGAGTGTTAAAGTAGAGACTCTTCCTACATTTGATATCGAATATCTCTTTCTTAACATTAGAGGAAAATCTGTTGGAGAAGAGATAGAAGTAAACGTTATCTGTCCAGATGACGAAGTAACAAGTGTGGAAGTAAAGATAGATTTGGATGATATTAAAGTCCAGAAGAATGAGGAACATACAAATAAGATAAAAGTTGATAAAAACATCATGATGGAAATGAAGTATCCATCATTAGAACAGTTTATTAAATCTAACTTTGATTTTAAAAATGAAAGTGCAATGGATCAATCGTTTGATTTGATTGCATCGTGTATTGATAAAATTTATACTGATGAAGATGTTTGGTCTGCTGCAGATTGTACAAAAAAAGAATTAAATGAATTTTTAGAGCAGATGAATTCATCTCAGTTTAAACAAATTGAGAAGTTTTTTGAAACGATGCCCAAGTTGTCACACACAATAAAGGTTACAAATCCAAAAACTAAAGTAGAAAGTGATGTAGTTATAGAAGGGTTAGCATCTTTTTTCGCATAGCAATGGTCCATATGGACCTTGAAAATTACTTTAGATTAAATTTTGCTTTGATACAGTACCATAAATATTCATTATGGGAGATTGAAAATTTAATACCATGGGAGAGAGACATCTATACTGAATTGTTAAAGCAACATTTAGAAGAAGAAAAGACAAAACAGCAAGCGACCAATGGCGGATCTTTCTAAAAATTTAGCCGATTTAGATTCTCAACTTAAAGTCAAAAAGATTTCTGCGGCTAGTTTTAAGAGAAAGACCGCTGCTGATTTGTCTAAGGATATTACAAATATTCATGGAACAATATCTACTTTAGCTGGTGCTACTAGAAAGATTGTTGTTCGTGTTGGTGCAATCGAAAAAATAGTTGAAAACCAATCTAAAAAAATTACAAGTCTTAAGAATATTAGTAAGACACAAAGTAAAAGGATTGGTGGAGATACTGTCGGTGAAAAATTACCTACAGTTGAATCTGAAAAAGGTTCTGGTGTGGGATTGAAGAGAATTACAACTTTACTTGATGATATTATTGAAATTTTAAAAAATCAAAATAAGGCGGAAGGAAAAAGATTAGAGGGAGAAAGGAAAGCATCGGAAAGAGATTCACGAAATAAGAGAGAATCGTTACTTGAAAGTGGATTAGGATTTGCTTTTAGAGCAGCTGAAAAAGTTATGGCACCAGTGAAATCTCTTTTAAGTAGGATAATGGATTTCATCATGTATGCATTTTTGGGAAGAGTTGCTATAAAACTTCTTCGTTGGTTTAGTGATAAGGGTAATAAGAAAAAAGTTGATTCAATTATTAGATTTCTTAAGAATAGTTGGCCATTTCTTTTAACTTTATATCTAAGATTTGGAACTAGTTTGGGTAGGTTTATTGGAAAGTTGGGTGGGGTTCTGGCGAGAGGGGCTCTTAGACTGGCTGGATTAGGTGCTAAACTTTTAGCCAAAGCTGGACTAAAGGGCGCTGGTAAGTTTGCTAGTTTTGCTCTTGGACCTCGGGGCAAAGCGGTAGCAGCGATAGCTGGCGTTGCTGCTGACGTTGCCATCATGAGCACGGCGAGTAATGCTATAGGTAATTTTGGTGGTATTGGAGGGAATGAAAATAAAAAACCACCAGTAGAACCTCAACAATATTCTGGTGGTGGATTTGTAATACCTAGATTTGGTGGGGGCGGATTTAATTTTGGTAATATATTGAAAGGTGCTGGTTCTTTTGGTCCTCTTGCAATGCTTCTCAGTGGAGCTAATCAAGTTGGAGAAATGTTTAATGGTTTTGTGAGTGGTGAAAAAGGTATTGATAAAATTCCAGCAATGTTGAGTCATGGTGAATTTGTTATGTCCGCTGGTGCAGTTAGAAAATATGGTGTAGATGCACTCGAAGCAATGAACGCTGCTGGAGGAGGAACGAATAGACCAACACAAATTGGTGGAAAAACTTATGCAGCAGGCGGCGGATTAATTTTTGGAGATAGTATTGCTTCTGGTCTTGCTGGAAGGAGAGGTGGAAATAAACAACTTACATCTGATAATATGGGCACTAGTATGGTTGGTGCTAGCCCAGCAGAAGTTCTTACCATGCTTCAAAATTATGGACCAGGTAGATTCAAAGGAAAAACTGTCTACTTGTCTACGGGTATTACAAATAACATATCTGGATTATCTGCAGTCGAAGCGCAATTAAAATTACTTAAAGATTCTGGAGCAACTGTTAAAGTTCTTGGCGTAACTCAAAGACCACCTAGAGGTAGAACAGATTTGAATGGGTTGCCAGCAATGAATAATAAATTGAAACAACTTGCTACTCAATATGGTGCATCCTTTACTGGCGGTTTCTCCCCAGGTTCAGACGGAATTCATCCAGCAAATTATAACTTTGCTTCAATGTCAACTGGTCCTTCAGGTTCTCTTGATTCACAATCCTATCGAGAACCTTATTCACCAACACCAAGAGCGGGAGAATTATCTCCAACATCTCCTTCTTCCGCCCCTCCATCTGCTTCACCTACAGCACCAAAACCAAAACCAATAGCTAATGTTTTCTTGATGAATAATGCTCAACCAGCTCAAAAAAATGCTGCATGGCAAAAAGCAATTAAAGAAGCATCTCAAAAAAGGTTAAATCAATTAAGTTACGCTGCAACTGGTAGAAGATATTCTGTAGGTAGAAGGTTTGAAGCGGAGAGTAGTGCTAAAACAAAAGAATGGTATAAGCGTGGTGGTGATTGGGGTGGATTTACCAGAGGATTGATGAGAATGTTTACCGATCCAGATAGTAGAATTGGAAAGGCGAGACTTGCAAGAATGGATGCTGCTGATAAAGCATCTGACGCAAGAGTGAAACAGTCTGGCGCTGCTTCTATTGGTAGATATTATTCTAGTTCTGATGGTAAGTATTACAAAGATTATAATGCCGCAGTCAAAGCTAAAAAAATAAGACTTGCTGAAATGAAAAAGAAGAGAAAAGATACTGGTATAACAACACCAGTTATGTCAAACATTTATGTGAGACAAAGCCGTTCTGGTAAATCGGGTTCGCCAGGTCGCGGAGGATCTGGAGGTAAGCCACAAGTACCATCTTTCTCCGCATCACATCCACACGGTCATACTCAAGTTTCGACTATCTATCAGATTAAGTAATGGCAATTAATTCAGGTAAACTTTTAAACAGACCATCTGAGATTCACAGACGTTATGCTGGAAGACTTGCCATGAAACAAAGTCTTCAGCAGAAGATGGTTGCTACAACTAAAACAATAACAATTTCTAAAAAAGATTTGTCTTCTATAGAAGAGCGTGTTGTTACGATTAAAAGTTTACTAGGATCGACTTATTTTACAAAGGTAAAAGAGACGGAAAGAATAAGAAAGAATACTGAAAAAAATAAACGCGCAGAGCAAGAAAAAGAAATTGAAAAAAAAGAAACCAAACAGGAAGGTAAGCAAAATAAAATCCCCAGTGTTCCAAAATTAGGAATAATTGATAGGATTAAAAACTTCTTTGTTAATATGTTACTTGGATATGTTGCAGTAAGAATGCTTCCCCAAGTAAAAAAACTTCCTGGTATTATTACTGGAATTGCTTATGCAACTGAATTTGTAACAGACTTTTTTATTGGTTTAGTTGATGGGTTGGGAACATTTTTAAAAATAGGATACGACGCTTATGATGCTACCCGAGGGTTTATAAAAACTCTTGGTGGTGAAGATGCTGCTAAAAAGTTTGATGACTTTACTGGTGTTGTTGATAAATTAATTGAGACTGCTATTTTCGTTGCCTTAGCCACTGCTGACCAAGGTGGCACTGGTGGCCAAGGTGGCACTGGTGGTGGGAGAAGTTCTGATTTTAAAGATCCCAGAAGAGGTTTTAAAGAAAAACAAGGATGGAATTTATCTTGGGAAAGAGCAACTAATCCTTCTAGAGGATTTTCTCATCTAAATGCTGACCGAGATATAATGAAACGCTACTTCCAAAGATATGGAAGAGATGCGTTTATTGAAAGATTTGGACAAGAAGGTCTTGAAAAATTACCTAAGGCAATGGCGAGAAGTGGTCTCACCAAATTTGCTAGAAGAGGACTTGTAAGTGCTTTAGGTAAAGGCGGAGCAAAAAATCTTCTCAAGATTGCAAGACCATTTCTTAAGAGGATTCCCATTCCTGTTGTTGGTGCATTAATAGACTTTGGATTATCATGGGCACTTGGAGAAGACCCAGGTAGAGCCGCGTTTAAGGCAATAGGCGCAGGAATTCTGGGTTCCGTTGGAATGGCTCTGGGTGGCGGTATAGGTCTTGCTGGTGGACCTCTGGCGTTTGTCGGCGCTGCTGTGGGTGGTCTTGCTGGTGGAGCTCTTGGTGATATGGCTGGCGGTGCAATTTATGATGCCTTCTTTGGTGGAAAAAAACCACAATCCAAACCCACTCAAGGAAGAGCTGAAGGTGGAGAAATTACGAGGGGTGGTAAAAAGGTAGGAGGTCGTCCACAAAGAAAACTGAAAAAACAACCAGTAAAAAGAACTTTAGTCGGTCAAAAAACAGAAATCAAACCAGGACAATCTATTGGTGGTGAAGAAAAAATTAAAAGATTATTCCCAGAGGCAAATCTGGGAGAAAAGGTTGATGGAAAAACCCCAGCAAGTCCATTAGGATTTTTGAAGGATGCCCATGATAAAGTGTCCATGGTTCCTGGTGTCGGGGGCATTCTCTCTCTTTACGACAAAGCTAAGTTGGGTCAAGAACCAACTGGTAGAGATTATGAAAATGCTGCTGGCGGATTATCTGCCTGGATGCAAAGAACTATTAGTACTGGAGTTATGAGAGGAATTGCTGGATTTGCTGAAGGTGGTTCTGCAAGCGACGGTGATTTTTCTATGAACCAAGATAATACATCCGTGATTGCAAAAAAATTAGAAGAGGATTTGTCCCCTACTTTTGATAACATAAGATCTATGTTAGATGAGCAATTGAATCTTGCTCCCAATTATGGAACAAGAAAGGAAAGTGATGAACAACAAGGACCAGTTGAAGCGGGTGATATGGGAGATGATAGTGGTTATTCTACAAATGCAGGTGACTATAAAGAACTATTAGATATGATTTCTAGTAGAGAAAGTGCTGGTGCTGGATACAATGCTTACAATGAAGGTGGAGCTGCAAATGGATATAAGGTTCTTGGATACGGTGGTGATTCTCGTACAGGTCCACTGAGGAGAGCTTTAACTAGCATGACAGTTAAAGAGATAATGGCGCATCAAAAAAATGTTAATCCACCTATACACGCTGCTGGAAGATATCAAATTATTGGTAGCACGATGGATGGGTTGATTAATCGAAAGAGTTATGGAGAAACGGGAGTTTCTATGAATGATAAGTTTGATGCTGAGACTCAAGATAAATTAGGCATCGCTTTAATCAAATATAGATTGAGAACGGGGGCAAACCCAGATAACTTTATTTCGGAATGGCGCGGATTGAAATTTGTTAATCGTCAAAAGTTACAAGCTGCTATTAGTAAGGCACAGAGAGGAAAGATGTATCCAGTTACCGATGATCTTAATCAAATGGCTACTGGACCAGGTGGATATAAAGTTACTAGAAGTGGTGCAACCATAACTAATTTTTCTCAACTTCCCCCACATCATGATTATCAACGTTCTTCGGACGGACGTGGAGCATTGGTTCAGGATTTTACACTATATAAGGGAAATAAATTTTTAAATATTCCCGTCCCATCTCCAGTAACGGGTGAAGTTACTTTTGCTGGCCCAGCTGGTGGTGGTGGAAATTGGGTTGAGATTATGTCTAGCTCTGGAAAGGTGGAGCTTGGACACTTTAATAGAATTTCAGTAAGGAAGGGACAAAAAGTTCAAGCATTTAGAACCAGTCTTGGATCTCAAGGATATAGTGGAAATATTAGTCCTGCTGGTCCAGATGGAACGCATGTTCATATGCAAGCAAAAGATAGTGTAGTTGCCCGATATATCAATACGTTGGCAGGTGGCGCAAGAAAACTATTTGTTGGTGGGCGTGTTAATAATCCAACTTTCGCTCTTCTTGGGGAGAGGGGACCTGAGTTTGTCTTTGATGCTGATACAACCCGTGGATTAGATTCCATGGCTCCACTTCTTCTTGATAGGTTAAACAAAGCAAAAAGAAAAAAAGAACTTGCATCAGTTCTTAGATATTATACTCAATATGAATCTGGTGGTGATAGAATAGTAACCGTAGAAAGAAAGGTAAGGGAGATTGTTCAAACTCCTCCACAGATTATAGGTGGACGTGGAACTGGATTAGGTGGAAGAGGTGGTTCACATGATCCTCGATATGATAGTTTGTATAGAACTTGATATCCAATGTTAAATAGTAAAAAAATAATCCTATAATGGCGCAAACCCCACTGACAACTAGACAAGTTAGAGATGTTGACATCTCTAAAATTTTAATTACGTCTAACAAAAAAGATAGAAAAGTTGATATTGTTGATTTAATATCTGACGTTTATTATTGGGAAAGCATCTTACAGGAAACAGTCAGAGCTTCAATTATATACACTGATACTGGTAGTTCCGTTGACACTGGTGGTGGTAAGTATAAAAGTGTGATTGAAGGTCTTCCTCTATATGGGCAAGAAAATACATCATTGGTGATGAAGGATTCCAATGGAGTTGAAATAAATCTTACCTTGTATGTGAATAATGTTAAAAAAGTAGCACAACAAGTAAATAAATCATTAGTAACTTTAGATTTAGGATCTAAGGAATTTATTATGAATGAGAAGGTGAGAATAAATCGTAGATTTGATGGAAAAATATCCGATCATATAAAAAAAATTTTAACGGATTCTAAGTTTTTGAATAGTAAAAAGAAACTTGATATTAGTCCGACTGCCAACTCATATAACTTCATTGGAAATAATTATAAACCATTATACACATTACTTTGGTTATCAAAAAAAGCAGTTCCTGAAGGAATAGTTCCTGGAAACAGTGCTGGATTTTTCTTTTGGGAGACATCAAAAGGATTTAATTTTAAAGCTATCGATGAATTGTTATCTATAGAAGGTAAGACATGCAAAAATTTTACTTATACACAATCTCCAGATAGCGAAACTTTACCTGGGTTTTCTCATATTCTTAAATATGATCCACAGGACGTTGCTGGTGACCAGCAACAGAAAGCTCAAATTGGTACAGATGCTACTAGAATTATTCTAATTAATCCTGTTGACCTTTACTATGAAGTTGTTAATATCAAATCTTCAGAAACAACAAGTAATGTTAAAAAAGCAGGACTAGATTTCCCAGTTCAGAATCCAGAGTTTAATGTTCCAGGAACAAATAAAGATTTTTCCAGAACACAATTTATTGTTTTAGATTCTGGTACTTTACCAAGTGGAACGACAGACCAACAAATTTCTAAGTCAAAAGATATAAATTTTGACCCCAAAAATATTCTCAATCAATCTACGATGAGATATAATCAAATGTTTACGGTTAGACATTCTATAACTATTGTAGCTGATTTTAGTTTACATGCTGGAGATTCTGTTTATATTCGCACTCCAGAAAATTCAAATAGAAAAGAGAAAGATTCAAACGAAGTTTTTGATGGTTATTACGTGATTGCAGACCTATGTCATTACATCAGTAAGCAAAGTGGTGCTTATACAAGATTACTATTGGTTAGGGATTCTATGGGCAAAAAGGGTAGTCCAACATATAAGGCAATATAAACTTGTTAAATAGTAATACTATTATAAAACACTAATATGGATAGTGTAGAAAAGCACATTGAGCAAGATAGGAAAATCCTTGATGATCCTACAACATCTCCTCAAGCAAGACGCCATACGGAAGAAGAATTGGCAGCACTTGAAAAATGGGTTGAGAGACATCCAGGAGATGACCACGATCCAACATCTTTAGAATTGTATTGTGATGCTAATCCAGATGCTTTAGAATGTAGAGTTTATGACGACTGATGGCAGCAGAAGCAAGTAGTTTATTTGATCCTGGATTTTTTGGTTATAGTTCTAACAAGTGGTTTGGTCAAATCGCTGACGATTCCACTTGGAGAGATAATACTATTTGTGGAAAGTTTGAAGATAAAAACAGCACTCCAGGATGGGGATATCGATATAAGGTAAGAATTATTGGTGTTCATGACCAAGGAGAAGAGTCGATACCTTCTTCTGATCTTCCTTGGGCATATCTTGAAATGCCAGCAACGGCGGGTGGTGGTCAAGGTTCTTCTTCACAAACACCAAACATTCGTCAGGGAATGATGGTGTATGGTGAGTGGCAAGATTATCCAAACAATCAAGTCCCTATCATTACTGGTATCCTAGCGAATAATAGTTCTACTGTATTAGCATCAACCATAGGTGATAACAGAGTCACAAATGATAGTCCTGGAAGTTTAGCGACAAGCGGATATGCTCAAGGACAAGATCCTCTAACTGGATCGGCAGCACCAAAAGTTCCAGATAATAAACTAGTTGTTTCAAAACCAAAGAGCGCATCTCAAGGTAAGGAGTGTGCATCTCCTCCTCCTGGGGTTGCTGTTAATAAGTATGGTCTTAGACCAGATATAAGTCTTACATCTGAGCAACTTAAAGACCAACAAGCTGCTATTCAAGAAGCTCAAACACTTGGTCTTAGAAGGGGTAGTCCAGAATACGAAGACCTTAAAATGCAGAGGGTCTCCGAGGGAATTAAAAATAGATGTAAAGTAGCCAACTCTCCATCTTCACAGTCTCAACCTGGTGCTGCTGATGAGGGTATAAACTCCGTACATTTACAAACTGCCGCTGATGTAAAGAGAAATGAACTTTATTGTTTGAAGAGACAAGTACCTCAGGCTCTTGACCCAATTGCTTCTGCTCTGAAAGGAATTCAAATAGAACTTGAAAACTTGATGAAAGAAATAGACAAGTATCTTCAGTTAATTAGGAGTTATATTGATGCAGTTTCTAGCGTCATTCGTGAGATACAAAGAGTCATAGCAAATGCTGCATGTGAAATTGCAAAATATATGAAAGTCGTTCTTGATCAAATATTTCAGTATGTTCTTGATCAGATTAATAAAGCAATGGCACCTTTAGTTGAACTGATGTTTCCAAATGATAGATATAAGTTTCTTGATATAAGAGAGTTTATTACTGATACACTGACTTGTTTATATAACAAACTTGCTAATCAATTATGTGGATTGATTCAGTCAGTACTAGATGAGGCTTTTGCAAAAGCAACTCCATCTAAGGATCCAAAAATTGATAATGATACTGTCACAGGAAACACGCCTGTAGTTTTTGTATGCTCTGTAGAGCAATTAGTTGCTGATGTTTTATCTACTGCACTACCACAAATGCAGCAAGAAAATGATAACATACTTGGTGCGGTTGAAGAATTTATGGATGATATGCTCGGTGAACTTGCTGATATTGAGGGTTTACTAGATTCGATCGGTGGGTTTACAAATATGTCTGGACTGCTGGGTGCTATTACTGGAAGCATATCTGCTGCTCTTAATTTCACTAGTTTTAAATTAGATCTTCTGGGGTGTGATTTAAAACCTGACATTCCTTTAAATAGTTTCTTTACTATCCAATCTGGTGGTGGGGACTCTCCTCAAGGTCAACTACCAAATCCCACTCAACTTGCTAGTAAAGTTAGCGATAAGAAGATTTCTGCCACTGCTGATATACCATTTGCTACCCCAACCGCAAATCAATCGGATATAAATGTTGGTGCTGGAACTAAGGCGGAAGATGCTAGAATAACAAAAGAGATTGCGGATAAAAATGCAATTGCCTAATAAATATTACTAACAGATATGAAGAAGTTTTAGAATATAAAGTAGAATGGCATCATCAAATTTGTTTGGACCACCTACGGATGACGATATCAAAGTCGGATATATTGACTCAGAGAGGGGGTATGTTAGTGGGTTAACTAAATGTGAAGCAAATGAGTACGCAAAAAAAGACCCAGGCACAACATTCATTTTTAAGAGTGGTAATAATATTCTAAGATATCTCAATATTAATGAGGTTAATAAATTAACTGCAAATGATTTACTTAACACTGATGAGTGTGGTGGGTTAAATCAGAAAAAGGAATGTGGGCAACCAGAACTTAATATATTTGGTGGTGGTGGAATTGGTGCTGTAGGCAATCCAGTCATCGGTAGCGATGGTTCTATTCTTGCGGTAGACCTAGTTTCTGGTGGGCATGGATATCAATTCCCACCACAAGTTAGAGCAATTGATGAATGTCAATATGGAAATGGAGCAGTATTTACTGCTGTTCTAGGTGAAGTTACGGAATCATATGAAACATATGAAGGAGAAGAGGACTTTGAAGAATATGAATTGTGTGAATCTATACCAGAAGACTACGGTAGAAACTATGGACCAGGTGGAGAGGATTTGGGACCATGGGATCCTTCAAAATATACAAAGGTAGGAAAAGATCCCATCCAAAAAGAAATTGAAACATACACGAAATTAATTAGAGAATTAGAAAGAAAACCTTTCTGGACTACTAGAAAGTATAAACCAGATAGAATTAGAACATCTGACTCAAAAATTAAACAGGCTATTAAACATGATGTAACTCACCCAGCTTGGAATGAGTTTATGAATTCTTATGCAATATCTCCAGTTCCTCCGTCGAATGTTCCTGGAACCGATTTTGCTGGAATACTTTTTACGATGGAATGGGATAATGAATTTCCCATTACGGGTGATTATGTCTTTAGGGGATTGTGTGATAATCGTGCTGTTTTATATTTTGACAATTTAAAGATTGCAGACTTGGGTGGGTTTGGTGATCCAGTAAATTCGATTACAAAAACAATTAAAGAAGGAAAACATAAGATTAGAATAGATTTGTACAATGAACCAATCTATCAAAAAATACAAACAGCAGTAACATCTAAAGATACTAATTTTGTAGATGTTTCTTTTAATGTTTATGGTGAGGGAAAGAATACCAATAAAATGATATTCTCTTTCATGTCTGAGGATGGTTCGCACTCTTTTTCGATTAAGGGTAATGAAAAAACAAAACAAAATAGAACAGAGACTATTAAAGTTAAACCAAATCTTTCTTACAAAGTAATTGCAAGTTCAACAAGGGGACAAGTTGAACAAGGACTAATAAAAAACGGAAAGAAAAATAAAGAAGGTGGTATAGGAGATTCTCAAAAAGTTTTTGCTGATCATATCAGTTCTGATAATGATAATGATGATATCCAAATTTCAACTTCTCTTGGAACATTTGTTTCGAGTAACAAAAGACCAGTTAATAAAGATGGGACTGGAAGAAACACATATGATTTGAAATTCAAAGTAGAAAGTACAACATCTTCTTCTGGATCAAAACCATCAGCAACTGGATTTGCTGTTAAGAAAGTTTTCAATACTATTGATTACATTAGTAAAGCAAATAGAACTTTGTGGAGAACTAATACATATGGGCGTGGTGGGTTCTTAGGTGAAGCGGGCATCTGTCCATTTGATACATCCATAGAACAGTTGAAGGACAATCCTTATGCAGGAACTCATCAAATTGTTTGGAAGAATGTATCTTTTCCTGTTAGTGGTAATTATAAAATACGTTTAGAGGTTGATGATAATGTTACATTATCAATTGGCAATCAGTTAACAATAAGAAAAGAAGGATTTGTAAAAGGAACAAGCACAGGAACTGGTGAATTAAATCAAACTAGTTTTATTAAGGCTGGAACATATGATATTGTTGCTGATTTGGAACAGATACCAGGTGGAAAGTTTGGTTTTGGTGGTGTCAAAGGAACTAACCCAATGGCATTAGCGGTTGACATTGAAGTTGCTGTTGTAGAACAAAACGTTGTTTCCGCTAAATCTTGGAATGAAAATCCTATGGGAGTTTCATTGTCAATTGATTCTCCAGAACCTCCAATTCCTCAAGAACCAGCACCAATCCAAGAGGGAAGATGCCCACCAAATCCAATTTGGTCTACACGTTCTCCAGGTTCGAGAGAAAAATGGTATCCAGTAAAGTTTTTTGGATCCAAAAGTCCCCAGGGAAGAAAGGAACCATGGGCTCCATTTTTTAATCGTTATGCAATATCGCCAATACCACCATTAACATCTATCGGAACGGATGCTGGTGGTACAATATTTAAAAACTCTTGGGAAATTGATATTCCTTATGATGGATTCTATAAATTCCAAGTACAACGAGATGATACTGCAAGAATCTACTTAGATGGAAATCTAGCATTCGACATTAAAACTGCTGGCGATGATTTGTGGAAAAATTTTAGAAACAAAGTTAAATCACAAAAGGTTTTCATAACAAAAGGAAGGCATACGATTTCTATAGAACTTGAGAACTCAAAGTCAGAAAGTTTTCAATTAATAGATCAGAAAATTTTTGATACTAAAGATTGGGCTTCCATTCCAAAAACATCTACTATAAATGCTGCAACAACTAAAGAAGAGTGGGTGAAAGTTAGTGATGTGTATGTTCCTCCAAATTCTCAAACTGGTGATAGAGGTAGAGTGATAACAACAATTCCGAGCAATGCATCATTCCATAAACACACTGAGGGAACTTATTATAAAGGTAAGAAAATAAGAGATGGTGGCGATTGGAATAACACCGATCCATATACAAATTATATTGAGTGGGATAAAGATACTCGTCTTACTCTTGGTTCATATAAAGGTGATAGGTTTGGTATTGCTGTATGGAATAAGAAAGTAACCGCAGAAAATAAAGCAACTACCACTACAACATACACGACGAACAATCAATCACCAACATCACCTGGTGTCACTTATTCTGGTCCAGCACTAGCATCATATAGAAATGGAAAACTTGGTCCATTTTTAACTCCTGCATTTAAGGATGATGATGATTATCGTGCAAACAATATGGATAAAAAGTGGATTTTGACATGGACCAATGTAGATTTTCCTGAGGATGGTCGTTATGATTTGCAGGCAGAAGCGGATGATTATGTAATTGTAAGAGTTGATGGAAATGAAGTTGGCAAAGCAAAGGTATTTGATGGTGTAAAAACTTTTACTTTTAATGCAACAAAAGGAAAACGAACAATTGAATTGGAAATTTATAATATTCCTGGAAATGAAAATAGTACATTTGAAACAAATCCAATAGTTTTTAATGCTGTAATCACTAAAAAAATAAATGCTTCGACGGGAAGAGGTAAATCTTGGGATGAAAACCCAACAGGAATCGGAGCTGCTTTAGTTCCCCCACCTTGTCCGAGATTAATTAGAGGTAAAGGAGTTGTTACTGATATTAAAATTATTGATCCTGGAAATGGATATCTTCCCCCCGCTGGAACTGGATATCCTGTTACTTTAAGGTTAAAAGAAGTAATTGTTGAGGACCCAGGTATTAATTATAACTGTGGAGTGGATAAACTAAGAATAGTTCCCGATAATGGAGCACAATTAGATTATGTTTGCGATCCATTTGGTAAAATTAAATCAATAACAATTTTAAATCCTGGACTTGGATTTACTGAATATCCTGATATAAGTCTTCCATCTGATACTGGAGTAAATGCCAGATTTAGACCTCAGTTTGAAGTTGTTCGAGATCCAATTGCAGCTCCAAGAAAACTCATTCAGGTAACAGATTTAGTCGGACTGAAGCAAACTGGATATGTAGATGGTCGTGCTTATTATGGAGCAGTATTCTTTAAAGATGGTGTTAGTTACGCTGGATTCTATGAAACACCTGGACAATTAGTTCAAGTTTATGCTACACTACAAGAGAGTATTGATGCTCAAGTTACTACTCGTGCTTCTGCAATTCAAAGACAGGGAACGGATATTACGAGCAATGATCCGCGATTGGATATTCCAAATACGCCAGATAATTTAATTTAAATCCAATTAAATAGTAATAACCATTAATTATTAAATGGCAACACCACAAAATAGAAATAATAATCCAGCCACTTCTCTCCCTAGAGCACCTAGGGATAGACCAGCAGATGCTAGGGCTGGTTTTGATCCTACTAAAGAGAAAAGGGATACATCTAAAAAGACTTATACAACTTTAAATTATGGAAATGACCACGGAAACATTGCATTTGGTCATATCAATAAACAAGGTGATGTAGTTAATGATGTATTACTTCAAGCAAGTGACGGCAGACATTCGATTGCTCTTTCTAAAGATGGTGAGTTGAAAGGATGTACTCAGATAACTGCTCCTGGAAGAATTGCTATTGATGCTGCATCTGACACAGAATTTCCAGAGGGTCAAATTGCTTTTCACTGTTATACACATAACGGTGACATAGTTATTACTGCTAAGAAAGGAAATCTGATACTTTCTGGTGTTAATGTTGAAATTAATGCGATTGGTGAGGGAACTAAGAAGGGAAACGTAACTATTAACGGAAGTCAAAATATACTTTTGAATTCAAAAGTAGTTCAAGTAAAGGCAAAAAGTCGCCTTTATTTAATCTCAACTGGAGTAACTGAACTTGTTGGCAAGGGGTGTTTAAAAATTTATGGCGGTCTAATTCAAGGAGTAACTGACTCTTGCTCTGGTGTCAGACCACGTAATGGTGGAACTTCATTTTGGAAAAAATATCAAAGGTAATTAGGAGAAAAATTTATGTCTTGGGGTCAGGATGAAATAGTAGTAGGAAAACGTTTAATGGTTGGTGCAGGTAAACCTCCTGTAATTGGGACTGCAACTAAAGCCGTACCTGGATCATGTTTTATAGAAGGTCCAATTCATTTTGGAAATCCAAGAAAATCAACATTTATACCACAAGCAACTCTGGTTGTGGCAGGACTCACAAATCCCGATACTGCTACTCCTATAATTCCTGGTGGTCTTTGTGGCACTAATAATAGTCCATATTCTTTAGCTGTTATTGGTGATGCTTGCATATTTGATAATCTTGAAGTCAACAGAACTATTCATGCTGGCAATGATATTATTGCTCAGGGTGATGTGAGGTCTAAATGTGGAGTTCATCGTCTTTCTGCAAAGAAAAACTTTGATATTCCACATCCATCAAAAAAAGGATATAGACTTCGCCACACTTGTCCAGAAGGTCCTTCCAATGATGTCTATGTTCGTGGGAGAGTTACGAATAAAAAAGAGATTGCTCTTCCTGACTACTGGAAAGATTTTGTTGATCATGAATCTATAACAGTTTCTTTGACACCTATCGGTGCTCATCAAGATGTTATTATTAAAAGAATAGACTCTGATATGATACATCTTCAATCTAAGGGTGGAATGCCAATCGATTGTTTTTATCATATTTTTGCCGAAAGAAAAGACGGCGAGAGGCTTATTGTAGAATACAAAGGTAAATCACCAGCAGACTATCCAGGAAATAATGATGAGTATTCTGTTTCTGGTTATCACTATGATGTTAAGGAGAACTAATTATGCCTGAAGAACTTATACCTAATATATCTGGAACCTCTTATTGTGATGATGGTTTTAGTGGTGTACGAAAGTCTACCAGATATGATTACATTATTAAATCTCACACTGGTGAGGATCCATCTGCATATCCAGATGACGCTTGCCCACCTTGGTATCATGGAAATGCACAAATAGACAATCTGCAAATTAATGTCCAAGCCACTGCCCCCATTTTTAATGGAAATCTAAATGGTGTAGCAAGTGGAAATAAAGTTCTTCCATTTGACATTCCTCATGTCAAACAAAAAGGAAAAAGGATTCGTCACATTATCGCTGAAGGTCCAGAGGCGGGAATCTATGTACGCGGAAAACTTAAAGATACAAATGTAATTGAACTACCAGAATATTGGGAAGGTCTTGTAGACCCAGAAAGCATTACGGTATCACTTACTCAAATTGGATATTCTCAAGACCTCATTGTCGATAGGATTGAGTGGGGTAAAAATATTATTATTCGTTCTGGAGTTGGTGCTAATATTAATTGCTACTATGAAGTCTGGGCAGCAAGATGGATTAATCCAATGAATCATGAAGAAAAACTGCATGTCGTTTATGATGGAGAAAGTCCTGATGACTATCCTGGTGATAACCAGCAGTTCCTTATTGGTGGATGGGACTATGACCGCAGAAATACACAGTGGCAGCCTCTTGACGACCAACCCTGACCGTGCTATGATATGGGGGTAATCATGAAACGAACCAATGCTAGATGAGTACCTGACACGCTGCGTGGTTGACCCCCTCAAACGGACTGTGTATCTTTATTCCAATGAAGGGTCAGAAAAGCAAGTGTCCTGTGAAACGGTTGAAGAGTTTATGAACGTGCTAGACTTTGTTCGTGCTAAACTTGATGAAGACACCTTGGTGTATGCAAATCCACTCTGAGCAAAATTGACCTCTGAATCCATTTTAGGTCCAAAAAAATTCCCCCAAAATTTTCTCACACGATACTTTTTTGAAAAGTATGAATCTATACAAAATCAATAAAGCAAACCTACAAGAAGTTCCTGTGAAAACCACTCCAGAGAACGTAAAAGAAGCAAATGAGGCACTTTTCACTGCAAAGTGGAATCTGCCAAAAGCAGCAAAACATTGCGGAATGACACAAAAAGAGATGAAGTTGACGTTCTGGGAGTTCCTCAAGTATAATCCTATCACGTATCAAGCGTGATTTTATGCCCGTGTAGCCCAGCGGAAGAGGCAAACGACTTAAAATCGTTCAAGCGACAGTTCGAATCTGTCCACGGGTATTAGAGTT